TGTAGCCGAGAAACTTCAGGCGTTGAACGAAGAACCACATCCACAGGTGGACTTGGCGTTTGGGTTTTTGACAGTGAAACCACCACCATCTATCTTGTTAACGTAATCAACCTGCGCACCAGATAGATATCGTATGCTAATCGGATCAACATACAATCGCACACCGTGTGCCTCGAAGACCTTATCGGTTTCCGGGTCGCCACCGCCACTGCCGTCTTCGATCTGAAGACCATACTGGAAACCGGAGCAGCCGCCGCCCTGAACGAACACTCGGAGGCCAGCGTCAGGCCGCTCATCTTCCAGCATCAGATCAGTGATCTTGGTTGCCGCGGTTTCGGTTATGGTGATGAGTTCAGACATTTGAATGTGATATCCTCTCGGACGCGAGTATTCAACTTGCGTCATCCCGATGTGTGAGGCAACGAGCCCACAGGTCGCGGCTTTCTTTTCTGGCCCAGAGCCCCAATTCGTGCTTCTCGCCGGCGTTGTCTTTGAACGAAAACTTGCCGTTTGTCGGATCGATATCCAGTATTGTATGTGTGCGGCTATCGGAAACTCCCCAATTGCCCCAGAAGTCATTGTAGGCAAGACCGCGGGCCCGCTCGGTCGCTAACGAATCTTGGCTCTCCGCAAAAGCGTACGCCCGAAGGTCACCACACAGAAATTCGCGCTCCGAAGGGCCTTTGGCGGCTTCGTCGTCGGCGTCGCTGCCCAAGATATCTTGCAAGTTCAGTAGACCCGCATGCGGCGCAATTATTGGAAATCGTGGTTGCGCAACTGCGATAGTTGCGAAACATAGTATGGTAATTGCAAATGCGGCAATTCTAGATTTCATTTTCTTCTTTCTATTATTACTTCGTGTTGTATTTAGGATGATGGCTGCCAGTTCCTCCGCGACCTGTGCGTCGAGTTTGGGATCTTCCCGCCGCCGCTTCGCGATATGATCCATGACGCGTCCCGTCGGCCGTCGTCGACAGCGTTTCGGATTTACACATGTGATGTGGATGGTATCGCCGGCTTCCACAGCAGCCGTGAGCTTGGACATGAGCGCATTGTAAGCGAGTCGCGACCGTCCAATCGACCGCGCTTCCACTGAACGGGTCTGCCCTACAAGCAGGCATCCCGCTGTGTCTTTGGCCGTGTTGCCGGCGTGGATGCGGATGCCGGTAAACATCGGCACAGCAAGCACTTCGGGCATGACCTTTTTGAAACGGTTACTCATCGAGAGGATGAGCTTATAGCGCCCGGGTGGAATCGCAGTCTTGTTACGAACTTTCTCCCCGGCCGGGCGAATGACATCTTCGAGGGTATGACACTGCCAATGATCGTCAATGAAGAGCGACCCGAGAGTCGTGTCATCCCTACTCGGTTCACGCGTAACACGAATATTCATAGTGATAGTATTTATGCGCCCGACTAGTCAACCCACTGATACGTAGGCACAGGCCCCATCAAGTCATAGATGTGTGGATGTGTCATTAAGGTACGACGATACGGTGTAAATGCAATGCCTCGCCCCCAGTTCAGGTGGTGTGTCATCAGTTCTCTTTTTGTGATGCGCCCGTAATGCTGAATTAGATTAACAATTTCTGATGCCCGTGGTGACTGCCGTGGTGCCATGGTATCCATCAGCGTGGTAATATACTGACTCATCTCTCGCATGGTTCGCGTATCGTCAAGAGACGTTAGCGCGTGTTGACGTGCGCGTTCCGCATGCGTGTTGCGATGTGGTACATCATCTAGATAACGATGGAGCAGCCGCACCGCGTCCTCGACCGTCTGGAAGCGTTCTGCGCGAGGATCGAGTTCCTGGTAGTAGTCCGCATCATATGTGATGTATGGACAGCCAGACATCAAGCCATCGGTCATAGCGATACTCCAGCCTGCATACTGCTGCTTCGGTGCGAGTCCCACGCGGCAGGAACGGAGCTTCGCATAGTATCCTGCTTTATCCGCGAATGTTTCTTTCTGTATCCACGATTCTGGCGAAGTATTCAAGAGCGGAATCCACACCCGAAAGTCTTGCCGTTCCCGACGTAACTGCCTGACGATTTTTAGAAACGTCGGAAAGTCTTTGTAGGGCGCTGGGCGATGGTTAAAGACGATGAGCTTCTCGGTCTGTGTGTCAATGTCGGGCGTGACATCCGACACCGAGACACCCGGCGGTTGCGCGATGAGAATGCGTTCAAGCTGTTGGACAACGGACGGTGCAAAGGACAGTGCGGCTTCCTGTAGGACCAAGGCTTTCTGTGCGTCAGTGTTCAGGTAGCATCGGTCCATGTGTAAAAGCCCGCTGACGTTCTCGCGGAAACTGCCAGCTTCCCATGTCGCGACAGAAGTTAGGTCAAACCAATGGGCGTAACCAAAGAACTTCGGCCGATGGTGGGTGACATTTGATAACGTGGCGGCCAGCGCGTGTGTCTGTTCAGGGAGATGTGACCAGACAAGATCAATATCAATGAACTTCGTCAGAAGTTTTTGGATAGCTGTAACGTTGAAATGTACACGCATCACCGGCGCATGTGTTGGCAACGGCACCACCAGTTGCTGCGTGTTCGGAAACTCCAACACAGAAAGATGTTCTGGTGTGAGAATGTAAAAGAAGAGGTCGTCGCGAAGACGATTCAATTGCCGAATCGCATTCGTGAGATAGACGACATAGCTATCTTTCGTCAGGTCTTTTGCATACGTGATGTTCGGATAGACCAGAATGCGAATCGTTTTGCACTTGGTGTCCTCGGTCGCCGCGACATCGAAAAGGGTATCCATATTAGGCGCCAACATTCCAGAACAAAACCACACCAGTGCCGGGGGGACGTGCTGTACGATACCAGTCCATCATCGGAACCCAGGCTTTCGCGTCATACTCCACCGCGCTTGGAAACGGTGGGCGTTCATGTAACGGCACACTTTTATTAAATGTGTATGGGGACCGATGAAAGTGTGCGCGTCCAATTTCCTGTTCGCTCATCTGATGCCCTGTCGAGACGACATGCACTTCTGCGTCTGGCCATGCGAGTTGCAGCGAACGATTTAACGTGCCGCTTGAGCCGACAGTCCAGACATACTGGGGCGTAATCGGCAAGTTACGCGCAACACGAATGAATGAACCACTGACGGTAGGATGCTCAAGCCCAATCGGCAGTAGCATCCGTGTTGTCGGAGATTCTTCGACATACTCCCGCGCACGGGCTTGCGTCACCGAGAGCATGCCATTCGGTACCCAGTGAACATCGGCACCGGCATCTAGCCCGCGCTGTTGGTAGGGATGGAGTGCGTCGAGCCGCCGCTTTGCCATAAAGATGACGGCTCGTTTCTGATAGCGGCCGCACACGGTGGGTAGGCTGATTTGTGCGTAGCCCGAGGCTGGGCAGGACCCATACACCCATTCCTCAATGTGGGCGTATCGCGCATCATGCCCGATGAGATAATCGACACCACGCACTTTCGTACCGGCAGCGAGCATGTCATCACGCACAACATGGATGCCCTGATACACCTCCACAATGGGAGCAGGATTGGGGTCACACCAATCACCAATCTGGCCAAGACAGTCGCCAGCTTGGTCAACGTCATCGAATAATGAATTCACAAGATTAATTATACCACAGATTTACCTAAATATATTATATTTGTACAGTAATTATAAAAGATCGCAGACAGGAGAATTACTTGTGAAACTGGCACATTCCGCTATCGTTCTTTCGGCGTTCTTGCTCACGCTGCTACCGACTGGCGCATTTGCGCAAGTTCCAGCCGAGCCGACATTCGCCGACGACATCGCCCCTATTTTCTACAACTCGTGTGTCACGTGCCACCGGCCGGATGAGATTGCGCCGATGTCGTTGATCAGCTATCAGGACGTGCGTCCGTGGGCTCGCTCGATTAAGAACAAAGTAGCGTCCCGTGCGATGCCACCGTGGCATTTGGACCGCGACATCGGGATTCAGGATTTCCTCAACGACCCGTCGTTGACTGACGATCAGATTGCGACGATTGTCAAGTGGGTAGATAGTGGTGCGCCGCAAGGTAATCCAGCTAACACCCCGACGCCACCCGTGTTCGCCCCTGCCGATGCGTGGCAGATTGGCGAGCCGGATTTGATTGTGAAGTTCCCGGTGTATGAGGTTCCCGCCGCCGGCCCAGACATCTTCGGCAATTTGTTCACCGATTTTGGGCTGACGGAAGATCGCTACATCACTGCCATTCAGACCAAGCCGGTGGGTGCCGCGTCTCGACAGGTTGTGCATCATGCGTTGTCCTACGCTGTGGTGGAAGAGGACGACGAGGGTAATCCTATGGGCACCGGCACATTCCTTGTTGAATATGCTTCCGGCAAGCAAGCCGAGGTGTACCCCGAAGGGTCCGGTTTGAAACTACCAGCCGACAGTGCAGCGCGGCTGAGCTATCACCTACATTCGGTGGGTGAGCCAATCGGCGCGGGCGTGGAATTGGGCATCAACTTTCTACCTGTCGATACCGAGCCAGAACACATTCGGTATTCGAAGCAGCTTGGTGGATCTCAGGGCACTACTCTTAGCGTGCTTGACATCCCACCCGGTGAGGTCGCTCGGGTAGACGGATATGCTCGCTTCAACAAAGCCGCCCGAATCACAATGTTCCAGCCGCACATGCATATGCTTGGCACCTATCAGTGTATCGAGTTTATCTACCCGACTCAGCCGGTGAAGGCCGAGACGGTGAACTGTGCGGGCTTCGATTACAACTGGCACATGAACTACAACTACGGTGCAGATACGACTCCATTGATACCGGCTGGAACCATTCTGCACGTGACAAGTTGGCTTGACAACACGGCTGCCAACCGAGGCAACAAGGACCCGAAGAACTGGGTTGGAGACGGTCAGCGCACCATTGATGAGATGGCCTTCGCGTGGATTGGGTTCTACGACTTGGAAGACGAAGAATATGAGGCAGCGGTTGCCGAGCGATTGAAGAAGATGCAGCGAACCGATAATGATAACTAGACGCTAAGACGATGTCAGAGTAATGTCGTCGATTGACAGAGGATAGCGGGCCCGCGCTGCTTCATACTTTGACGGGCACTTTGCGGTGATACCGTTCGGTTCGGCTTCAAATGTCCACACCGATGCCCCAGTGGTGTCGGGGTGGACCGTTCCTCGTACCACAACCTCGGCCTCACTCCTAAACGTATCAGGAACCACACCTGTGTAGGTCACCGACATGTGAGTCTGTGATGCTCTTGTGCTTCGCGGGGGATCGTTCTGAAGAATAAACCAATACTCTAGCGTCTCGATACGGCGATGAATGGAACCCGGCACAACATACCCATGCATCTGAACGATATCTTCAGGGTTTGCCGGTGTCTCAGTAAGTCCTAACTGTATCTCATCTACCGTGTAGTAGAATTCTAGATTATCCCGCATTGTAACAAATGTGAGATATCCAACCAGCCCACAGATACCCAGCGATACGAGTACTCTCCACATACGTCCAGTCATTAGTAAGTCACCTTTGTCAGTGCAGGCACCGTGTGCTGGAGGTCACCAGCAGGCAAATCAATACGTGATTCGTACGGTTCGTAGCCCGCAGCGGTTATCCAATAGTGTGAGGCGACGAGAACATTAGGCACTTCGCGGAAGTGGATGTGCCCGTTGGTGTCCGTGACGCCTTGTAATTCGAGGTCTTCCCCAATGTTCCCCACGTCAAAGCGGACGGACGCATTTGGGATCGTAACAAACGTGACGGTTCGTGGGCCTTGACGCATCATGCCAATATAACCTAAAAAAAGGGGGGAGCGCCGAAGCAACTCCCCCCTGTGTTATGACGCGAGTGTCCGAAACCTTACATAAGGTTGCGAACGTTGACGATGCGATAATACTGATTCGCACGGGACACGATGGTCCCAGTGCTGGTGCCGTCCGCATTCGCGAACGGGTTGGTGACGATACCGTATCGTGTCTGGAACCCAATCTTCGGCTGGAAGCTGTCGGGGTCCTGCGCACGGAGCATCTGGAGCGGCACATACGGGCAGTAGAACAACCCTGCGTCGTATGGACTCGATCCACGATAACCAACCACAAAGTGATTGACATCGTTCACCGCAGCATACGGATCGATATACACCTTGTAGCGTCCCTGCAAGGTGCCGACGAAAGTGCTACCCGTGTCATCCACGGAGAGCTTCGCGTCGTAGTTAGGCGCATACGAAAGGAGTTCAGAAGCAGCAAGCGCACTAGCTACGTCAGACGAGCATAGCACGATGTTGCCCTTCCCCCTACGAGTTGCCTTCGCGATGGCATTGGCGTCACGTTCAATTTGGAAGAAAAGTCCCTTGAAACGCTCAACCATCCAACGTCCATCAGAATCGGTATCGAGGTCGAACACACCAGCAGTCGTGGTGTTGTTGTTCGCACCCGCAACGGCACCGAAGTAGATGGTACGGATAATCTCACGGTTAATCTCCGCAAGAATCTCCGCAGACAGGATGTTAGCAAGCTCCGTCTCAGCATCGAGACCGTGAACCGCCTTCAAGTCCTGCGCGATTTCAATCGTGTACTCAGCTTTCAGCTTTCTGGTTACCGCAGTTACGGTCACCTTATCAATCGAGAATGCCATCTCAGGGATAGCGTTCGCGGCTGAATCACCACGCGTCTCACCATACGCAGTAGTCATACCACTGTCATACAGGAAGTTCGTGGAGTTGGAAAGCGCCGAGGTGTTACCAGCAGGCAGTGTGCCCGTCTGTGTAGCACCGTTCGCAGAGAAGCCGGTGTTCGCCTCGTTGAACAGTGCTTCTGTGCCACCCTGCGTGCTGAACTTCGACTTCATCGCGAAGATGAGGCCAGTGGGACCTGTCATCGGCTGAACGCCGCACAAGTCATACGCAATAAGGTTCGGCATGGAACGACGGATGAGCGAGATCAGAATAGGATCAAACCCCTGTAGGTTGGCCCTCGGGAAAGCTCCCGCGGCGTTAGCAGGAGCAGCCTCAGACAGCAACGTCTGATCCATATACTCCGCTGACTTACCGACCTCACGCGAGGTGTTCTCCAAGCAGATCGCGGTAACTCTCTTTTTCCACGACTCCTTGATCTCGGGAAGGTCAGCATGATTGATGACCTTCGCCCACTTACTTTTAATTTCTTCTGTCAGAAATGTATCTGCCATTTGCGTGAACTCCTAAAAGAATGTTGACTCGCGATATCGCGACAGTATGTCAACGCTGTTGATTACTTATACCTCGATGATGCTATAGTCTACCAGTCACTCGATTTCGCTTGTCGAGTAATGGCGTCCGCAACCATATCTGCTTCACCTTTCGCGCCTTTCTGTTCTGTCACTTCTTGGACATTCTCTTCTGGCAGACGCGTAGCGCGGCTCGGCTGCTTTTCGAAGTAACTCTCTTTCAGCATTGATAACTTTTCGCGGAAGTCATTGGCATTGACATACTGCGTATCCTCTGCCAACTTCTCCAGTTTCCCTGCCTGCGACTCACTCATGTCACGCGCAAATGTCGCGACAATTCGTTTCTTGTTTGCTGTTTCTGCCAACCGGTGCAGTTTCAGCTTCTCCGTATACTGTTCATTCACCTGACGCTTGAGTGCTTCTACGTGCTGCGTAAGGTTTTTCACCACATCAGTCTTACTCT